GTGTCCTCCGCAAGTATATCAATATAAGTCATTGGTTTTTTCTGACCTATTCTATCTATTCTTGCTTCAGATTGTTGTCTTTTTTCTAAATCATAACCATTAGAATAATAAATCATGGTAGAGGCACCAGTTAAGGTAATTCCATACCCGCCGGTCTGTGGTGTACCTACTAGAAACCTAATTTTACTTTCTGGATTTTGTATTGCACGGATAGCTTTCTGTCTATCCTCGGTTGTTGTGTCTCCATAATAAGTCATCACAGATCCTGGGTATTCCTCCTCAATCTCTCTTACAATAGTGTCAATATCATGACGCCAATGAGCCCAAATAATGGCTTTACCCTCAACCTCATCTAAAACATTCATTAATTCAGTAATACGATTATTTTTAATTTCCTGCATAGAACCATCATCAGCTTTGAAATGACCACACGTAATTTGCTGTAATCTCATAATTTGAGTTACCGCATTAAACGTAGTAAGCATTTTGCCATTCAATTCTGCAAGCGCCATGGCTTTCATTTGTGTATAAACTCTTTTTTGTTCTGGTGTTAATTGTATAATTCTTTTCATAAATGTTTTAGGAGGTAAATCTAAACAATCATCTTTTAAGACACGATAAGAAAAAGGCTGTAATTTTTCAGATAGCTCAGCTAAGTTTCGATATCCCACAACTAATTGTACCGATCGTCCATTAAAATTCGCTGTTCTTAATTGTGCATAACGTGTTCTAAATGTATAATAAGAATCATGATCTAATAGCCAAGGGTCCAGAAAAAAACATTGAGTATATAAATCTAAAGGTGATTTAGTGACTGGCGATCCTGTTAATATTCTTCTATATTTACTTAATTTAGATAAACGTAATATATTTCTAGTTCTTTGAGCACTTGGATTCTTTATTGTTGTACTTTCATCAATAGCAACTAAAGCATTATGACAACTTAAAAATTTAGCAGCAAAATCTAAGCCTTTTTTAGTCGAAAAAGCTTCAACATTCATAATAAGAATGTGTAGGTCTACTTCAGGCTTAAATAAAGTATCTAGTTTTGCCTGTTGTTTTTTATTAATTAAGGCTTGCCACAAAACTGCCTTCTTTTGAATATGTTTAACTAAATGTTCTGGTATTTCAGACTCTAGCCAATTTTTATAAACCCCTTTAGGGGCCACAATTAAAGCACCATTAATTTTACCTTTATCATAAAGCATAGAAATATTATCAAGAAGTACTTTTGATTTACCTGTACCCATTTCCATGAAGTAGGCAAAGACCTCTTTATTCCAGGACATTTCCAATGCTTTTAATTGATGAGCATAGGGCTTCGTTTTAAATTTATAATGTATCATTTTTATTTCTTCTTTCTATTGACATTTATATAATAAAGTCCTATATCTTGTCAAGAAAGTTATGAGTGATTATACAGATCTGAAAAAGAATAAAGAACCTATCGTTTATGTGCTGCAAGAATTACCAGGTACAAGAATTGGTCGTCCTAAATTTAATATTATGGGTGCTCAAAAATACGGTAAGTTAAAAGTGTTATTAAGAGAAGATACACAAATTATTCTAAGTCCAGGTCCAATCATTTTTGAATTAAGACGTTTGTTAAAACATTACAACTCAGACGATTATTTATTATTATCAGGTGATCCATCAGTAATTGGTATTGCTGTTGCAATTGTTTCTGATATAAATAATGGAAGATTTAATTTATTAAAATGGGACAGACAAGAGAAAGTATATTATCCTCTAGAAATAAATCTTTACGAGAAAGGAAAGATAGATGAGTGAAAACTTACAAAAAATGTTTATTGAGGATGCACCTCAAGATGTTGATAATTTAACAGGTGCAGAAAATTTATCTGATTTAGTTCTTCAGTTACAAAAACTTGAAGATGAAGTTAAAGATGATGAAGAAGCTCTTAAACGTAAAAAACAACAAATAGATAAAATATCAGGAATAGCTATTCCTGAAATTATGCAGGCCATGAAGTTAAAGACAATGAAATTGTCTGATGGTTCCGGCATAGAAATTAAAGAGATATATAGCGCAACAATTCCTAGCGATAGGAAGGAAGGCGCTTTTACATGGCTTCGAGAAAACGGCCTAGGTGATCTTATTAAAAATGAGGTTACTGTTGCTTTTGGTCGTAACGAAGATAACAAGGCGAGCGAATACGCAGACCTTGCACGAGGTCGTGGGTACCAACCGACGCAAAAGCTGAAAGTTGAACCCATGACGCTCAAAGCATTGTTTAGAGAGCGTTCTGAAAATAATCAGGAATTGCCATCTGAACATTTTAACCTGTTTAAGGGCAACAAAACAAAAATAACAAGGAGTAAGTAACATGACACAAGAGACAAGTGACATAGTAAAAAAACAAGGTGGAGCATTAGCGACTTTAGACTTTGTACAAGATTCAGGAATGGGTCTTGAGAACATTGATAAAGGCGATCTTGCATTACCTTTTCTGAAACTACTACAAAGTGGTTCAGATGAAACGAAGAAAAAACATGCTAAATATGTTGAAGGCGCTGAAGCCGGTATGTTTTATAATACAGTAACTAAAAAACTGTATAGTGGAGAGAAGGGAATTGAATTAATTCCTGTCTTTTACAGAATGACCTACCCAGAATGGGCACCTTTTGAAAGAAGAGAAGGTAGACCTGTTCATAATGATAGAGGTCCTGGCATTATGGTAAAGACAACTCAAAACGAACAAAATAAAGATATGTTGGAAAATGGTAACCAAATCATTAAGACAGCAAATCATTTTGTTATCATCAATGGAGACAGACCTGAAAAGGCTTTGATGACGATGAAGTCTACTCAGTTAAAAGAGAGTAGAAATTGGAATTCATTAATGGAAAATGAATTTGAAATCGATCCAAAGACTAAGAAGGCTGTACCAGCACCAATATTTTCTAGAATTTATAAATTAAATTCTGTTGAAAATTCAGGAAGCTTTACTTGGCATGGATACAAAGTATCTTTATCAAGAAAAGTTGATAATGCTGCTCTCTACCAAATGGCTAGAGATTTTCACAACTCATTAAAGGCAGGGCAGAAGAAAGCTGCTGAAAATGTAGGAGAAAGTCAATCTAATTATTAGTTTCTCGTAAGAGAAATGAGGGCGGGAGCGGGAGACTTAACCCGCCCTTAATAAAGGGATCATTATGTTAGAAGAGTATGTAAAATTATTTTCTGGTTATGATGGAGATTTTGGCATTGCCGATATGTCCAGTGCAAAGCTAGACTCAGAAAGAAATAAACTTAAACCAGATTATGAATGGTCTGGAAGACCCATTACTACCGTAGATTACAAAAATCATTTAGAAGGCAAAATATCAATTGGAATACAACCATGTAGACTAGATAAAATGGCACAATTTGCCTGCATTGATATAGATCCAAAAAATTATTCAGAATTTAAAGTCGAAGATTACTTAGCAAAATTTCAACAATACAAATTACCGTTAGTTCCATTATTATCTAAAAGTGGTGGACTTCATTGCTATATCTTTTTGAAAGAACCTATGCTCGCAGCAGAGTTAATTGAGGCTTTAAAAGCTTTTCTGTTGCCACTCGGTTTAAAACCAAACACAGAAATTTTTCCAAAACAGAAAGAATTGAAAGAAGATGAAAAAGGAGACATTAAACCAGGTAACTTTATTAACTTACCTTATTATAATAATGGGAAAACAACGCGATATGCTGTCGATAAAAATAATGTTAAATTATCTTTGGAAGAATTTATCAAACTAGCAAATGAATCTAAAATAAGTAGAGAAAGATTAGATGCTTTAGTTGAAGAGACACACACCAATATTTTATTGGGAACGAATCCAGAATTTGCTGATGGTCCGCCATGTTTAGCACTATGTTCTAAATCTAAACTAGATGATGGCCGAGATCGATTTATGTATAACTATATGGTCTTTGCAAAAAAGAAGTACAAAAAACAATGGCCAGACCATGTCGCACAAGCAAACTATAATTACTTAGAAACACCTTGGGATAAATCGAAGCTAGATAGTAAAATTACAGCATGGACAAAGGAAACAGCCGGTCACACATGCTACGAAGATCCAATTAAAGACAGATGCATGCGAAGTGAATGTTATAAAAGACCATTTGGTGTTAAGTCTGATAGTATCAATGCATTTCCTGAAGTTACAGATTTTCAAGTTATAAAATATGAACAGTCTGAATATCGCTTTAATGTGATTATGCCGAATGATGATAAGTTTGAAGTTGTTATTCCTAATTTAAAATTAATGACAAATGTAAAAGAATTTTTAAGTTTAGTTTGGGATCAAACAGGAACTTATTTTGAACCTTTAAAACCAAAAGATTTTAGAGCTAAATTAAATGAGTGGAGAAAAAATGGTCAAACAATAAAACCACCAGCAGGAACTCATACGGATGATATTTTAGCCGAAGAATTATACCAGTATTGTGTGAATGGACCAAGAGCAAAAGAAAGAATACAACTTAAAAATGGAGCTTGTTTTACAGAAGAAGGACACCATTATTTTAAATTTCAATCGTTTATTACACATTTAGGAAATGGATGGAAAATTGATCAACAAAAAATAGCACAAAAATTAAAAGACAAATGTAAAGTAGAATTTGGTCATTCATTTAATATCGATGGTAAGACAGAAAAAGTTTGTAAAGTAAAACAATTAGAGACAAAACAAATAACTTACAAAACAACAGAAAGAAAAGGATCAAATTACTAATGAGATATAAAGTAGTAGGTCCTCCTGGAACAGGAAAAACAAGAACATTATTAAATGAAGTACAAAACTATGTAAAAAAAGGAACATTATTAAATCGTATAGGTTATTTTGCTTTTACTAAAAAAGCTGCTGGTGAAGCAAGAGATAGATACTTAAAAGTTGAAACTCATTTATCTAAAAAAGATATAAAATATTTTCAAACACTACACTCATTAGCATTTAACAATTTAGGTTTAAAAGAAGAAAATGTTATGCAAGAGCTTAACTATAAAAGAATAGGCGAAGAATGTGGTATTCAAGTAACGTATGCTTCTTATGAAACAAACAGTTGGAACGGTATTTTTTCTTCAGATAGTGAGTATTTAAATTTAATTAATTTATCCAGAGTAAGACAAACTTCTCCTCTCGAAGAATTAGATAGAAACGAGCATCTTGGAAAAATAGAACGATTTAAATTAGATGCTATAGCAAAAGAAATAGATGACTATAAAAAAGTTAACGGGCTAATTGATTTTACAGACATGTTGGATAAATTTTTAGACAAGGGAAATATTAAAAATAAATTTGATGTTATCTTTGTAGATGAAGCTCAGGATTTATCATTGATTCAATGGAAAATGATTAAAAAAATTGAAGAGGACAATCAATGTGATGTCTGGGTGGCAGGTGATGACGACCAAGCTATTTTTGGCTGGGCTGGTGCAGATGTTGATTCCTTTATTGACTGGGAATCAAAAGAAATACCTTTACAACAATCTGAAAGAGTTCCAAGTGAAATACAAACAAGAGCATTAGGTATTATTAATAGAGTTCAAGATAATCGAATTGATAAAGAATATTTTCCTAAAAAAGAAGAAGGAGAAATTCTAATACAATTTAAACTATCTGCAATAGACATGACAAAAGGGGATTGGTTGATATTAGCTAGAACAAATCCACTTCTTAAAGATGTTGGTAGATATTTAAAAAGCCAAGGTTTATTTTTTGAAACAGCAAAAGGTAATAGCATTGGGAAAGCTCTATATGAAGATATTGGATACTGGAATCAAATGAGAAAAGGAGAAGATATTCCAGAAATACAACAGCAACGAGTTTTAGAAAGAATAAAAGAAGACGAAATACACTGTCATTTAGAATGGTATGATGCATTTACAAATGTGGCATCACCTACAAAAGATTACTTACGTTCTATGTTAGCTAACAACGAAGATTTTAATAAAGAACCTAGAATAAAAGTATCAACAATTCATGGAGCTAAAGGTGGAGAAGCAACCAATGTTGTTTTATATTTAAATCAAACCACTAACACTATGAAAGCTGCTAACAAATCTGTAGCTAAACAAGATGAAGAGTATCGAGTTTGGTATGTTGCAGTTACGAGAACTATACAGAAATTATATTTAATTAAATGTAACAACAGAAAAAAGGAGTTTAAAATATGAGTGTATGGAAAAAGCAGGTCGGTGGCGATCACTACCGAAAATATAAATTGCAGCCAAGTCAGTTTGTAACTGAGAACAAGTTGCTATACCCGGAAGGTTGTGTTATTAAATACGTTATACGACATCAGGATAAAGGAGGAAAGCAGGATTTAGAAAAAGCTAAACATATGATTGATATGATTATTGAAAGAGACTATCCAACAATCCCGATGACAGAAGAAGAGGAATACCGAAATGCGGGTAT